CTACAGTTTAAAGACATGTCTTTCTGGTCTCTTCTAGGTGTCCCTAGGGAAGGATAGCCTGTCTCGTGAGTGAGGGGTTTGACCCTACTCCGGTCATGGCAATCCGTGCCAACCTATTAGCAGCACGTATGGCGAGGTGCTTGGCCGCCACTCTCCAGTTTGGTGCGTTCTTGTCAAGGTAACGGAGGACCCTCTCAAAATTGCCAGGCTGTGAAACTGAGCGGGGAACGCTCATCACAAATCCAGCATCCAAATTAGGTCTCCATTCGATGTTCTGGTAGAACTCAAACAAGAGATCCGCGACGTCAGGAACGTTCTTGAAAGCGAATCCCATCAACTTAGATCCCGCAACCTCGGATTCATTGGTCAAGGTGGTAACTTTGCCGGGAGCGAAATCAAACACTCCCTCACTGTTAGACCTGAATACCGAAGAGTATTGCGCCGGTGTGAATCTAATTTCAATGGGTCCAGTTCCAAGTCGGTCAACCTTGTCACTCATGGCGAGTAACTCGTCAACGGAGGCGGGGGTAACGCCATTTGAACCTAGGACAGCCCCTGCAGGCAAGTTGGAAATATATCCAACAATGCCAGAGGAGGCGTCCATGCGCCCAGTGTACAACAGTCGAAGGCATGCCCCAACGCATCGAGCATCGGAGACAGTGGTGCTTTGGCAGAATGGTCCGGCCCCAACCCTCAACTGAGCCCCCGAATTATTGGATGAAAGTCCAAAAGGGGAGGCTGTGGTGTTGAGAGGGTTGGTAGCACTGCTGGAATTCTGCCAGAATACGGCATTGAAGTTCACGGGCGCTGCTGTGTCATGTCGGCTAGTGAAACTCGGATCCCACAGAACGTAACCACTGGTTAACGAAGCTGAAGGAAACGACTCCGTGGACTTGAGCTTGTTCAGCATTCCCTCGCTTGTGGAATATAATCCGGGAATTAGCTGTGAGTCGCACGGGTCACTGAGCATGTGTGCATATCCCTGCATAGCTGATTGGGCAGGGTTTCCTCGTTTAGAGGTTCGGGGCGGTTGTTGCTTTGGCTTTGTAGCCTTATTCTTCCTTGATCTTGTCATTGATAGATTATGCCGCCCGGTTTGACACGCGTACGCATTCCATAGCGCGTGCAAACCAATTGAAACCGCAAGGAAGAGTGGTTTCCTACTACCGAGGAACCACAAAGATGCATGTGCCGGAAGTGCAAACCAATTGCCGCGCCAGGTTTCGATCAACCCGATCGCTAACGCCATTGGCCAGCCGAAGAATCTCTTAGCCAGTTCTTCCAACAAAGGGCTCTTTACAATGATGTCGAAATCATTTGACGAACTAGAACCCCAATCTTTGTCAATCATGCATTCAAACCTCGAGTCCAACGACAGATCTATAGGAAAATCAGCCGTGGACAGAAACCTTTCCATATCCTCAACGTCCTCGAACGAAAGCCCATAATGGTTCATAACCCATATGTACGTATCGTCGATTGCTGCAAACTCGCCGGGTGAGTATTCGTTGTATTCTTGGCGTATTGGCTTGGCAAATCGATGTTCGATATAAGCAGGGTTAGCATATAATCCTCTAAGGATTGGAACGTGGGCCAGGTTCGTCCGGAGTCCATTAAGGATACCAGCGAATTGTTCTCGAATTTGTTCCTGTGTGTAGTTGGTGTTCTTGCACCAGAAAGTTTTGGCCAACAATTTTCCGGGCTTAGGTGTCAAAACCAAGCCTTCATTCGTCGGCATTAGGTAGGAACTACAGAACTCCAAACTCTCCATGTCAGTCAGTCCTAGTTTGCAGGAGAAACCTAGACGGTTCAAAGTGTTCTCGGCAGATTTCAGAATCATCGAATCAGCTCTGTCGAGGAAAATGACCGAATCGTCTCCTTTAACGATCATTGACAGCAGGTTAGATTTTAGTGCATGGTTCATAATAGAGAGATTAAGCAAAGTGTTGCCGATCAGGGTTTCGGAGCGGCCAGACAGCCTCACTCCTTTTACCCCGTAAACGGCTGACTTACTCTTCACAATAGAACCTTTGATGTCTTTTGCCATCAGATCTAGGACTGAAGAAGGAATGTTTGTAAGACGCAGCATCGCAATTATGTGTTCAAGAGCCTTGTCACTCTGGGTGGCGTCGAATTTGCTGAAATCATTCATAGCCACTAGGCCCTCTTGCGCTTCAAACCATTCTCCGATGGCCTTTGAGTCCCCGTGAACAGGGAACATGAAACGCGTGTCAGTTAGCTCTTTTGAAAGAGCCTCACCTAGAGGTACCAACCAACGACCAGTGAGAAAATTCAATAGCACGGGCGAGCTGTGAATGGGACGAGGAGCCTTAGGCTTTGGATAGAATTCCGTTTTGATGAAAAATCCAGTCTTGTTTGATACAGGAGCATCCACATCTTCTTGAATTGCTTCCCATTCTTCTCTTAGTCGCAGGGCTTTCTTATTCGGAAAGCGTTCCAGCCACTCATCGAGAGAAAGAGGCTCAATTTCAATGTTGGATAGGGCTTTGACCAGTTCATCAGGAATTTTCACTCGATCCCATTCAGCAAACCCAGATCTGTCGATTGAACACAGTACACGGTTGCGAATGCTTGATGTGATGTTATGCCAGCAACGTCGCGGCATAAAAGGAAGTCGGAATGGAGAATAAACCATGGGAAAAGCTCGTATGACCGGGTCGCATACGTTCTCAGTGATCATAAGGGGTTGGCGGGTTGTTTTCTCTGGATCAATTTCTGCCAGCTCCACTGAATGATCATTCACACAGTAGTCTTTCAGTCCGAACAACGACAAAGGAAGGATTTTTAGCACGTGTCTCTTCAAGGTATTCCAGAGCCTGTAGACCTCATAGATCCCGGCCACAGCTAGAGAGACCCCAGCCGTGACCAGGTGCATCTTGGCGCCATTACCAAGCAGACGGGGAAGAACCTTTAGGCCTACTGAGTGTAAAACAACCCAGATCAATAAAAACCTGGTCATATTAAACAACTCAGTGGGAACCTGTTCTAGCAATTCCTCACGTTCAATCTTGTTGATGGCAAAATTCTTGGGCACTGGGACTTCATGTCTGAGAGAACTGGCTTTGAAATAGTAGGCCAAGGCAGCAACCTGAGCTTCCTCAGGGTTTAAATTGTTTTCCTTGGCTCGGCGCCTTACTCTCGCGACATAAGCTCTCTGATTCCTTGGGTTTAAACTCTCAACACGGTACTCTTCTGAACAAATGTTCGAAAACATATCGTTCTTCTCAGTCACGCTAACCTCGTCGACATACCGGTGGTTGGAATCATAGAAGAATTGGACGACGTAAACGTCATCAAATTTCCTAAGAATCTCCCAGGTCAGTCCACGGTGGTGACTTTTCTTCATCCACGCCATGTCGCTATGGACATAGGGATTAATGTTACCTCTAGCCGTCATGACCACCCGTCCTCCTGAATAGGAAGCGGCCAGTTCTCCATGCATGTACGAGTCTCTGCGTTCCCAGACAGGGTGCAGGACCGCAACATGTGTTGGAAATTTCTGTTTCTTCAAGCCCTCTATGATCTCATCCGGAGAGAGATAGTATAGAGTGTGAACAGAAATTGACGCCAAAAAGGTTTTGCACAAGCACGACTGCGCGAAGCACTGGCACGTGTTTACCTGCTTCTTTAAAAATGTGCGCAAACCATCCTTGGCATTCACCTTGGGGTTGGAGTTCCAGACATAACGGCGTGAGTACCTACCAGTGTAGGAATCATGCCTATGACCAGAGCCTCCCCAGTCGTGAATCCATCCCTTTCCATATCCTTGCCTAAGCACTACGCCCAAGATATGATTCAAGGCGTAGGCTTCGGCCACACATCGGAAAGTAGCACATAAAGGATGTTCGTTAAACCTAAATGTGCTTTTGGGATTTTGTTTTATCCCAAATTTCTTCAGAACACCCAGGGTTTCTTCTGTGTGTTCCGTCGAGGCGGGTATTCGATACCCTACGAAGCTGGAGAGAGCCGGGTGGCTCGGATCTCCTAAACTTCCGTTGACAGAAGGTAGTGGGGGCAAAAGCGGATAGTTCTCACGATGTCTGATTTTTATTTCTTTTATTTGATTTTGGACTCGTGAGCCTTCGCTCAGTCCAACGTTACTCGCAACGTCTCTCTCACGCTCCTGTTCAACGTCATCCGCCTCTCTAGGAATCTCACGCGAGTTTCCATCAACGTCGGGGCGGGAAAGCTTGGGCCCTAGATTGCGAACCGGTTTCTTTCTTGTGAACCGATTCTTGCTTCCAGGGGGGGACCTTGGGTCCGAACGGGTTGCTCTTCTGAGAGCGGGCCGGGCATTTAATTGCCGGGGAGGAATATTTCTT